GAAATCATGGAAGAGGTTTTGTATTGGATTTCTTCTGGTAATACTTTGCGCTCTTATTGCAGACAAGAAGGCAAGCCTGCTTACTCAACTATTTATAACTGGCTGAATAAGGATAAAGAATTAACTGAACGCTTCACACGCGCGCGCGAGATGGGAGCTGATTGGATAGCGGATTCTATATTGGAAATGGTAGATGAAACACCTGTACAAACTGGAGGAGATAATCCAAGGATTGATCCTGCTCATGTTCAGTGGACTAAGAACAGAGCCGAGATAAGACTGAAGCTGTTGGCTAAATGGTTCCCACAGAAATGGAGTGATAAGACGAACGTGGATCATTCAGGTGGTGTGTCAGTAACAGTGACCACAGGCGTTCCACAGTGATACCAAACATTGCACTTGATTACACGCCACGTAATTGGCAGCGTGACTGTCATTTAAAGAAAGAAAGGTTCAGAGTCTATGCACTCCACAGACGTGCGGGCAAGACCGAGTTAGCAATAATGGAATTAATAGATAAGGCGATGAAGACAGAGAAGGAGCTGGGTATGTTTGTATATATTGCACCGTTCTTGAGACAAGCTAAGGCGATTGCTTGGGCCAGATTGAAAGAGAAGATTGAACCACTAAGAAGGACATCACTGATTGATATAAATGAAGGCGAACTGAGCGTGAAGTTCAAGCACAATGGAGCAATTATCAGGCTCTTTGGTGGTGACAATGCTGACGCTTTAAGGGGCCTCCGTCTGGATGGTTGTGTGATTGATGAGGTAGCTCAAATAAAGCCGGAGCTCTGGGATGATGTATGCCAGCCAGCACTCAGTGACAGACTTGGTTGGGCAATTTTTATTGGTACACCATCAGGAATAAATCTATTTAGTGAGTTGTATTACAAAGCCATAGAGGAGGAGGACTGGTCAGCGTCAAGGTACACGGTATATGACACACAATCGATATTCCCCAAAGAGGTTGAGCGTCTCAAACGTGATATGGCTGAGACTTCATTTGCAAGGGAATACTTATGCGACTTCAGTGCGGCAGGTGATGACCAACTTATTGCATTAGTAGACACAGAAGATGCAGCTAAACGTGTATATCAGAAGACAGACGTAGGTCTTTCACCACTGATATTTGGAATTGATCCCGCACGATTCGGTGACGACAGGTCAGTGATTTTCCGTAGGCGTGGGAGGCAAGGATTCAAGCCAGTGGTCTACCGAGGGATCGACAACATGGAGCTTGCGTCTAGGGTGGCGAATCTGATCGAGGAATATGATCCTGATGCTGTGTTTTGTGATGCAGGTGCAGGGTCGGGAGTGATCGACAGGCTCAGGCAATTGGGCTATGACATCATTGAGATACCATTCGGTGGGAAGGCAACCAAACCAGAGCTATACACCAACCGTAGAACCGAGATGTGGTGGTTGATGAAGGAATGGATAGAGATGGGAGGTGCAATTCCAAATGACACAGCACTCAAGCAAGAGCTAGCAACACCGATCTATTGGTATGACAACGTGGGCAGAAGGGTATTGGAGTCTAAAGACCAGATCAAGAAGAGATTGCAGGGTGCAGGATCACCAGACTTAGCGGATGCATTAGCACTAACCTTTGCGCTGCCAGTGGCCAAGAAGATTCCAGAGGACATCTACATCAAAAGGCGTAACGAAGCCACGAAGAAGGAGGAATATGACCCATACACAAGAGTCTAATTTTGTTCGTATAGCAGAAGGGCTAGATGTAGAGCCATTGCTTCAACTATTAGATGCCAAGCCTGAGTTGTGGAAGGAGATAGACGCAAGACAAAAGTTTACTAACTCACCACATAAAGATACCGAGTCCATATATGTGAGAGGTCCATTTCAGATGAGTGCCTACTACGTTTTATGGGATACAGGCTCTTATGATTATCCCTGCATGGAATATCTAAAGCCAGCATTAGTACCATTAATGCGGCCAATATTAGAAGGATTGGAAGTTAAAGATATGGGAAGAGTTCTTATTGTTAATTTAAAACCTAGCGGTCATGTGACTAAACATAATGACCAAGGAACATATGCTGATCACTACTCTCGATTCCATTTAGTACTTAAAACTAATCAATGGTGCAGGCAAACTTGTGGTGATCAAGAGCAGAGGTTTGAGGAAGGAGAGGTTTGGTGGTTTAACCATAAGAAACTACACACAGCGCATAATGTTGGCATGACTGACAGAGTCCATATAATATTTGATTGTGTTACTGAATATCCTTTATGCCCAGTGTGACCGTAACTAAGGAATCTCCAATTACTGTAAACGAGACTAGAGTCCCCAAAACAGAAATTAGACTATGCACGTTAGATGAATTCAAGGTCTTAGCAGAACCATTATTTGAAGAGCACTACGAAGAGGTTGCTCGAAACAAACAAGTAATGAAGCTAAAACCTAATTGGCCACTGTATGAAAAAATTGATCTTACAGGTTGGCTATTCATTTATGTAGCGATGCAAGGCGATGTCTGTATTGGTTATTCTATGAACATCATGATGCATCACTTGCATTATGCTGACCTAAGAATCGCTCAGAATGACGTTTTGTTTATCAAAAAAGAATTCAGAGGCGGACGATTGGGTCTACGTTTGCTAAAAGTCACAGAGGACCATGCCAAGTCTGAAGGCTGCAAACTGATGTTATGGCATGCTAAAGAAGACACCACTTTAGACAAGCTATTACCACGACTTAATTATGGTGTCCAAGAAATCATGTACTCTAAGGAGATTTAAAAATGGTAGTTGCAGCAGCAGTCACGATAGGAGCAGTTGCCACGGGCTATATGATTTACTCTGGTGAGCAGCAGAAGGAACAGCAAAAGAAGCAATTAAAGATGCAAGAACAAGCCAATAAGGATGCACAGCAACGAGCAAAAGAAGCTAAGGATCGAGCTGATGTAGCAACAAACAAAGCAAATCAAAAGACAACTAATGTTAGTGCCCTTCAATCCAAAGAAGAACAGGCAGCATCAGTAGGAGGTGGAGGAACAATGCTTACTGGTAATCAGGGAGTAGCTAGCGATCAATTGAATCTGGGTGGTAACACCTTATTAGGTGGCTAACCGATGAAAACAAAACGTGCAGACCTATTGACAAGATGGGGTCACCTGAGAACCGAAAGGGCTACATGGTGGTCACATTGGCAAGAAGTGACAACTTATTTGCTACCAAGGAATGGACGTTATTTTGAGCAAGATAGAAATAAAGGCACTAGAAGACATAACTCGATATACGACAACACTGGTACAAAAGCATTAAGGACACTGGGTGCTGGCATGATGGCTGGTGCTACATCTCCTGCAAGACCTTGGTTTAGATTAGCTACTGCTGATCCAGAACTAAATAGATATGCTCCTGTCAGATTGTGGCTTAATGATGTAACGGAGCGGATGCAATTGGTATTCCAGAAATCCAATACATATAGAACATTGCATGGAATATATGAAGAACTAGGAGCATTTGGTACAGCAGGCTCGATTATTCTTCCTGATCCCAAGACAGCTATTCATCATTACCCTGTAACTGTTGGAGAATACGCAATAGCACAAGATTACAAGGGCCGAATTAATACCTTGTACAGAGAATTCCAGAAAACAGTTGGAGAAACTGTGAGAGAGTTTGGATATAAGAAGTGTTCAACGTCCGTTAAGAATCTGTTTGACAGAGGCAGTCTTGATGCATGGATAACAATCATTCATGCGATAGAACCCCGTGACGATAGGGAGCGCAATTTTAAGAAGAAGGACAATATGAACATGGCATATAAATCTTGTTACTTTGAATTGGGTGGAGATGGTGAACAGGTACTAAGAGAGGGCGGATTTAAAACTTTTCCTGCCGTTATACCTAGATGGGGCGTCTCTGGCGGTGATATCTATGGCAATTCTCCAGGGATGGAGGCGTTAGGTGATATCAAACAATTGCAGCATGAGCAACTACGCAAGGCGCAAGGCATTGATTACCAGACGAAGCCACCATTGCAAGTGCCTGCTTACATGAAAAATAGGGATGTAGATAGCCTTCCTGGTGGAGTAACGTTTGTTGATGGGCAACAAGGCAAGATTGAGACTGCATTCAATGTGAATCTGAATCTTCAGCACCTGCTAATGGATATACAGGATGTAAGAGGAAGGATAAATAGCTCATTTTATGCCGATTTATTCTTGATGCTGGCTAATGCTACCGATACACGGATGACTGCAACCGAAGTAGCAGAGCGTCATGAAGAGAAGTTGTTAATGTTAGGACCAGTATTGGAGCGACTACATAATGAATTGCTAGATCCATTGATAGATAATACGTTTAATAGAATGGTCGAAGCTGATTTAGTGCCTCCTGCTCCAGAAGAAATGCAAGGGATGGAGCTAAGTGTTGAATTTGTATCTATGTTGGCACAAGCGCAACGTGCTATAGGGACAAATAGTGTTGATAGGTATGTAAATAATTTGGGCATGATTGCACAGATGAAACCAGATGTTCTTGATAAGTTCGACTCTGATGCATGGGCTGATGGGTATGCCGATATGTTGGGTGTAGATCCTAAGCTAGTAGTTGCAGGTGAACGAGTAGCAAAGATCCGTCAACAAAGAGCACAAGCACAACAGCAAATGGCAAAACAGGAAGCAGAAGCACAAGCAGTAGAGAATGCCACCAAGTTAAATAACAGTAAACGGGGTGAACCATCTATGCTGGATATGATGAATCAATTCAGTGGCTATAACTCACCATCACCACTAGAGGTTTAATGTCAGTTAGGTTTAGAGAGTTGCTCTGGTACTCTCTCGAAGATCCGCATGGTGTGACCGTATTACCGTTTTTGCTAGATATATTGGGCCATGAGTGATTACAATCCACTCGACTTAAAGGCGCAACAGAAATCCAAAGACTCTAAAAAGTCAGCGGAAAGAATTGACCGCCAAAATGAAGAGTCAGACATCAAATGGCTCATGAGCAGTAAGAGGGGTCGCAGATTCGTCTGGAGACTTCTGGAACAAGCAGGTGTATTTCGATCATCGTTCAACACCAACGCAATGACAATGTCATTTAGCGAAGGTAATAGGAACTATGGTTTGCAGCTCCTCAACTCGGTCCACAC